GTCATCATCGAGATCGTACTTTTCAAACTCGCTGGACGGCTCTAGTTTTTTCTGAGCCACTTATCGCCTCAAAATGTCTGCTAACATTTGGCGGCTCATTTCTGTGGTGTTTGCCGCTGCTACTGGCACTGCTGTTCTCAAGGCACGACCTGACCCGGCCACCACGTTTCTTGCGATTGGCACGCCTAATCTGGAATAGGCGGCTGGTGAAGCAAGAGTTGCGCCTATCGTTATAGGGTCTGCTTGTGACAAAGCCCCACCGCCTGCTGACGCTACGCCCATACCAGTGGGTGACATTAGCCTCGCGGCTGTGCCGCTGTCTGGCGTTCTGTTGCCCATAACTTGTTGAGCATCACGCGCAAGGTTTTGCATCCGGGCTTCACCAGCAGAAAATTTAGACTGCCGCTTTGTAACATCGCCTTTTGCCACCGCTTGCAACAAGTCACCTGGCAGAAACCCTTCTGTGGTTTTGCGGCGTAGTTCTGCGTTTCTCACAATCTCAAACTGCCCATAGGCTTTATCAATCTGGTTCAGTTTCGGGCCTTGCACTGGGTTTGCTTTTTGCAACTCTGCACTGAATACATTGCGTATATCCTCAAGCGCATCAGCTTTACGCGCTCCAATATCACTGCCCTCACGGCGCAGGCGCAAAATATCTCTACGCAAAAGTGTTTGGGCTTTTTTAATATCTTGCCCAGACAAAGCACCATTTTTAAATTTTTTGGTGATGTAATCCGAGACGCGGCCTTGAACGTCTTTTGCAATGTCCTCTCGTAAGTCTTTGGTTATGGTGTCCATTGCTGATGCAAGAGGCATTACATTTTCTATTTTCATTTTGCTCAAGGTTGAGTTGTAAGCGTTGCTTATTAGCCGCTGGCCGTAGCCAATCAGTTCTTTGCCCTCTAAATTTTTAGGCACTTTTACTTTAAGTGGTGAAAGCGCTTCTGTAACAGCAGCGCGGTTAAAACCGGCAGTTGCGCGGTCAAACGCGCCCCTAATTGCATCACCCAAAAGTGGCACAGTGTCAGCCGCACGTTCTTCTGCACGTTGCAATGCCGTGCCAAGCAGAGTTGAGCCGCCTGTCGCCTGCCCCGGAGTAAGTGGCACACCACGCCTGATGAGGTCACGCGCTCCCGCCGTAATGGCTGGGGCTACTTTGTCCACTACTGGGCCAGCAACGGCTCCTATAGCGCCAGACGCTGCCGCACTAGGCAAACGCTCAAGCGGGTTGCCTTCAGCGGCTCCAGCGCCATATAAGGCGCTTTGTGCGCCACTTGTGCCTGCAACTCTAGCGGTTCTTTGAGCGCCAGAACTCAATCCTGCTGCACGCATTAGCTGAGTTGCTCGACCAGCCGTGGCAGCTTGACCCACGCCTGGAATAAATTGTGCGGCTATGGTTGGCAGTATTGCACCAGCTATTTCTGTGCCAAAAGCAGCGGCTGGGTTGCGTTGTCTAAAACTATCAATTTGGCCCCTAACATCCTTAACCACCTCTGCATATGTTTTGCCACTGTCAAATGCCGCTCTTACAGCAGCCTCTATTTCGTCAGCAAAGCCAAAGGTTAGCCCTTGTGCGCCAGCGCGTGTAAGATCACCAAAACCACTTCCTCTTGCTGCATCTTCAATCGGAGTTTCTTCAACGTCTTTAAGCAGCTCATCTAATTTTGCTTGTGACAAAGTAATCTCCTTAACTAATTTGAAGTGATTCAAGTTTTGCAATCATAGCTTCTATTTCAGGGTCAGTCAGCGCGCTACCACGCAACCGTCTATACGCCTTGACCTCTGCCTCTGTAGAAAATTCATCAATCAAAGCAGGGCCAAAAACCTCGTTGTTTTTCTTAAATTCGTTCAAATATTGGTCAACGCTGCTATAGCTTTTGCCGTTCATCTTGCCACGGCCATATGTTTCATTTTCTGAAAAATAATCTGACGCCTCGTCTGACAATATTTGCACTTTCAAGGCTGCTTGTTTTTGGAAGGCAAGAATGACTTTGTTAGCCTCTGCTGTCGTGCCAAGCTGCGCGGTTGCTTTACCAGAGAAATCTAATTCTTTATTAGACAAAGCGCCCTTCAATTTAGACGTTTGATCAAGCACTAATTTGTTGATTATTGATCGAAATACTTGCTGGTTGGTGATCTTGTCTATGTCAATCCCAAGTGCTTTAGGGTCAACACCAAAAGCGTTTACAATGCCGCCAACCGCACTTTTCAAATCTAGAATTGCTTCGGCCCCAAGACCAGAAACGTTAGGATTTTGTTCTAAAATCGAGAGAGCTTGATCAATGTTTGTGATTGTCTCACTAGCCTTTGCCGCTGGCTCAAAATAGTTTTTGTCAATTCTTGTAGCGCGAGCTTCACCAACCTTTTTTTGTTCTGGGGTAAACTCTCTACCAGTGTTTACGTTTACCGCCGTTGTGTCTGCTTTAGGCAACGTTGCGTTACGCACATATTCATTGTACTCCGGCGATCCTACCACTAAGCCCATTGCTTCAGCATCTTTCTGTGCCGCTGTGCGAACATCAGTGACTGCACGCGGCTGAACCAACTGACCAATGCTTGTTGATGTTGGGCCTAATGGACTCGTTTGTGTCGTCTGCACGCCGGTAAATCCACCCAAGTTTACCAATTCAGATGATGTTGTCGGCGCGAACTGTGCTTGTCCAGCCAGTTGTGCAAACGCCACTGGGTTAGCCGCCGCAAAAGCACGCTGTTGCGGCGTTGCATTGGCTGGCAGCATCCCCATAATCTGATTCGTCATTTCAGTCTCACGCGCTGTCTGAGCGTCACCAGCCTTGCGCTGTAGATATGCGCCCACCAATGCGCTAGATAGCCTGCCAAGCCCTTGTAGCGGCGTTCTGACAGGCGCGGAACTCGCACCCTGCCCCATAAGTGTCTGGCCTAGAATACGGCGTGGGTCAGACTGATAAGCCTGGTTAAGCTGCTGAAACTGCATTGATGGCCGTTGGCCGGGTTGCATCAGGCCGTGAAAGGGATTGTGTGCCATTATCTACCTCAACAAGTAAGCTGCGCCAAGATTGCCTGCCAGACCGAACAAGCCGCCAAGGTCTGCCGACCTCGATGCCTGCGCCTGGTTGTATGCGTTCTGCTGTGCCGCCATCTGTGCGCCGAAAGCGCCCTGCGTGTCGATTGCGCCAGGTGCAAAGAACGATGCCTGCTGGACTTGCGGCCCACCAAGCAACGCTGCAAGCTCATTAAAGTTCTGACCACGCAGTGCTGTGCGTTCTGCAATATCACGCTGGCGCTGCTGGTTGGCAATCTGGTTAGATAACAACTGGTTGGCGATTGTATCTTGACGCGCTGCGTTAGCCAGTTGTGCGTTGGCCGCTGCCTGGCTAAAGCCTTGGCCTTGGGCTGCCAGGCCGAACTCACCAGTGGCCGCACGTTCCCCAAACTCTTGCGCTCTGGCTTGGCGTGCCTGATTGACCAGACGATCAGATTCCTGACCCGCTGCCAATGTCGCTTGTTGTGCAAGCCTTGATAGCTGTTCACCCTGCTGTGTTTCCAGCCGGTTCACAGCATCATTATACCCTTGGCTAGTGATCGGTATTCCGCGATCTGCGAGGTTCTGCTCTAATGCCTCTCTCTGCTGCGTAAACTCAGGCTGTAAAAGCCCTAGCTGGCGGTTGAACAAGGTTTGTTCAATGTTGGACCTAAACGCCTCTGGATCGCTCTGTAGGGCCGTTAAACCGGCAGTATCAATGCCCGTGGGCAGATTGACCGGGCTTTCAATATTGCTTTGGAAAGCTGACAGGCCAGTGGTCGGGTCAATATCCTGGGCAGCGGATACGCCAGACAATGTGGGCGCTGTTCTGAACGGATTTTGAAAGTCGGGATCATCTTGAAAGATCGGTGAGCCATCAGGGTTTTGACCTATTACCGTGCGGCCAGTCACCCGGTCAAACGCGAGGTTGCCCAGCCCCAGGCCGGTGCCTTCAGTCGCTGCACGCAGTTGCGCTTGAAACGGCGTTTCTTGCGTGAACGCTGCCGCCTGGCCATCTTCTGGCACTGGTCCCTGCACAAACTGACCTTGATCACCAACAGAGCCAAACAGCAGATTGCCATAAGGCGTGAACTGCGTAATCCTATTCGCATTGGATTGCGCGTTAATCAACTCGTTTGGATCAGGCACTGGTGGTGGTGACGGCGCTCTTTTGCCCATAGTCGTTACCTTTCAACCATTTACATTCGCTTCTTAACATTCCCCACAAGATCGCATCATGGGGTGGATATAGCTGACGCAGCCTGCCCTCTTGCACAAAACCAAGCTGCGTATTCATCTTCATGGCCTTGTCGTTGGCCTCACTGCACTGCACTAAAATACGGTTGGCACCCACCGTGATAAACGGATAGGCAAAGAGGGCGTGAAGGACAGATCGGCAAGCCCAGCGCCGGGAGGATGCAGCTATGGATGCCTCGATCTGCCCTTCTCTCCAATCGTGGTAGACGGCAGCGCAAATAATCTCCCCATCGTTTTGCACGCCGATTGCTGTGCTTGGCCCAAACTTGTCGATGCCAATCCGCTTTGCTGCCCACGATTTTAAATATTCATCGGCCCCCAGAACGATAGTGTTCACCGCTGGCTTTCCCTGATGGCCTTCAATGTTTCTCGCATAGATGGTGGCCGGGGCTTGTCAGGCTCAAAATCACATAAAAATTCCCTTGGGAACCATTCATCCATCCTAAAGCTGATGACCTCTTGGGTATTCCAGGCACCCCGGTAAACGCAATATCTCATGCCATCAATCTTGTCACAGCCCACCAGGCGGCAAAGAACGTGCTCCGGCTGCGCCCTGGCTGCATGGCCTTTAAGCAACAAAACAAACCCAGTCAGCAGCCCAGCGGCCAACAAGCCCATGAATATCCAAGCAACGTATTCAATTATTTTTTGTCTACGTTGCTGTGCGGCATAAACGGCTTCCTGCCTTTGCTTACGAATTGACCCCTCAAGTGCCAACAATTCGTTCCAAGCGGCTGTGCCGCGTGTTAGCTGTATCATTTGCTTTAGCTGGTATCTTTGATCCTCCAGCTTTTTTTTGGCCGTGAACGCCTCCAGCGCTAGGCTCTCAATGCTTTTGCCTTTGGTCAGCTTAAGAAACAGGCTGGGATTTGTCGCAGCTTTTTGCAAATGGTCTACGTCCGAAACAGCAGACATCCAGCGGCTGAGATCTGCGCTCATCTGCTCTAGTTCACGCCCAGCAGCAAACCCTTTTTGCAACATTGAAAACGCACTTGACGCAACCTGGACAGCGGTGCCGATGGTGACAGGATCAAGCATCAGTACACCTTCATGTTGTCGTTTACCGCTTCAGGCAAGCAGTAGGCAGTGATCAGGTTGCCCTGAGCGTGTAATTTTTCAGCGAAATAAACGCACTCATTTACGTCCCGAAACCGCATTGTTTCTGGCACGCGCCTGCGGTCCTCTCCGATGCCCACAAAGACATAGAGGCTGAAAGCAACAAGGGTTTCCATTAATTATGTCAGGATGATACCCAACAGCAGGACGATAGTAGTACCAGCAGTTCCAATCATTATGTGTTCGATGCGCTTGATACGCAGTATGGTCTCTTTCCATCGCTCCGCGCAGACCGCCTCATGCGTGTCAATCTGGGCCTGTACAGATGCGGCTGTAGGCTTTGCCATTAGCTTGCCGTGTACCCGTTGCCAGCCGTGATAGCGGCGTTCACTGCGGTCATGTCCTCATCTGTCCAGTAGTCTTTTGCCACCATCAGTTCCAGATGCTCGACATTGCGGTCTACGCAACCCTGACGCTCTTCTGCATCATCGTCTGCCATAGCATCACCTGCAATCACGTCTGTGATGAGTTGCACTGAATGACCCATAGCGGTGTAATTCTGTGCGATTTGTTCTGCTGTAAGTTCGTCCATTTTAATCTCCTAATCTGGATTCTAACTCAGCTACTTTTGCTGAGAGTTCTTTGATTGAATTGAGCATGTGCCAAAACAATTCATCAGTATCCACAGACTTTACGCCCGTGCTTTCAGTCTTTACGCATCTGGGCGCAACTGTTTCTAGTTCTTGTGCGATGACGCCAAGCTGCGTTCCTGAACGCTCTATTGCATCTGATGCTTGAAGTTCTGTGATTTCATCTGCTGTGCGGTACTCAAAGTTACGAACACGCACTTGGTCAATGATTGATAGTCCGTCATTGTTATCAACAATGTTTTTCTTTAGCCGTTCATCCGATGTAGTTGACCAAGACGATGAGTTGTTACCTTGATACACGCCGCCGCCACTAGGACTGATAAAACCTGTAGCGTTACCTTTGCCAACGATATTAGCAGTTCCAATAACAATTTGGTTTTGACCGTCAACACTACTTGGGTCACAGTCAACCCCCATAATGATATTATAATCACCCGTAGTAATTGCTTCACCAGCTTGATAACCTAACAAAACATTGTGAGTGCCATCTGTAATAGAATTACCAGCATTGTTGCCTATTGCAGTATTTTGTGAGCCGGTGGTGGTGGTCAACATAGCATTATATCCAAATGCGACATTGTTATTGCCTGTGGTGTTCGCTTGCAGTGCGGCATAGCCCATACCAGTATTGTTGGCACCCGTGGTGTTATTCAACAGAGCGTTTACGCCGACAGCAGCATGTCCACCAGCCGTAGTGTTTGCACCTAGTGCGTTTACGCCCACAGCAACATTAGATACGCCAGTAGTGTTCGCGTCTAGTGCCGCAAGACCAACAGCCACATTGTCTGAGCCTGTAGTGTTTTTCTCAAGCGCACTTTGACCGACTGCTGTGTTGTGATTGCCCGTAGTGTTTGCTTCAAGTGCGTAACGACCTACTGCCGTGCCGCTTGCACCCGTAGTGTTTGCGGCAAGTGCTGTACTTCCGACAGCAGTGTTAGACCCGCCAGTGGTGTTTGCGCCAAGTGCTAAATAACCAACGCCCGTGTTGTTACTAGCTGTTGTCTGCTGAAATGCTACGCCGTAACCAAGAAACGTATTATTAGCCCCTGTTGTTACTGCATCTCCAGCATCAGTGCCTACTGCGGTGTTGTTGCTTGCTGTGGTTACACTGGATAAAGCTAATCGCCCAATAGCGACATTGTTTGTGCCAGTGGTGTTTGCGGTTAGTGCCTGATAGCCAACTGCGGTGTTGTTACTAGCATTATTATTAGCATCTAAAGCATAAGCACCAACAGCGGTATTATTTGCGCCAGTTTGATTTGTGTTAAGAGCCTCATTTCCAAACGCAGTGTTACTACTTCCTGTCGTGTTTGCTCCTAGTGCGTAACGACCCCCCGCTGTATTCTGACCGCCCGTTGTGTTTGCTCCCAATGCAAACTGACCCAAGCTAGAGTTAGCTGTGCCAGTGGTGTTTGCATAAAGCGCATCTTTGCCAAGCGCAGTGTTGTTACTTGCAGACGTATTGGAAAACAACGAACCAGAACCAACAGCCACGTTTGAACCGCCGCCTTCATTTTCTGACAGAGCCTGATAACCTATCGCTGTGTTTGCACCACCAGACAACGAGCCATCATCAAGGGCTTGGTCACCAAGTGCTACGTTATTACTGCCTGTCGGGTAATTACCGTCCAGCTTAACCGTGCCACCGTCAATATTAACAGATCCGAATGTACCCAAGCCCGTGGTTGTAATATTGCTAGACCCAGTATCAATGGTGCCAAAGCCGCTTGTGATGCTGCCAGAGTCTAACGCGCCAGTTGTGACGATGTTGCTACTACCAGCCGCTGGGGAAGCCCCGATGTCAGAAAGCACCTCTGACGCAGAACGACCCTCAATGGCTGTGCCATCCACGCGCAGGAAATCATTGTCAGCAACGCCGCTGGTAAATTTTGGCACATTGTTGTTTGAGATGCCTGTGTCCAAAGTGGCAGTGGCTGTAATGGCTGTGCCGTTCAACGTCATGGCGTCAGCTTCTAGCGTGCCGTCAAAGTCACCATCTACTGCATCTATATTACCTTTGAATACTGTCGCCGTAACTGTCCCTGTGCTTGGGTTGTAAGTTAGGTTGCCATCCATTTCCAGGCCAACATTGCCTGTGCTTGAGGTGGCATCTTCTACAAAAGTGATTAGGTTTTCTTCATTTGTGCTTTCGTTATCTGTAACCAAAACGTGAGCAGAGTTAGTGGCGTCAGTAACAGTTACACCCGCGATCACAGTATTCAGTGCTGTTCCATTGACGGTGATTGCATCAGCCTCAAGTGTGCCGTCAATATCAGCGTCACCGCTAATATCCAGTGATCCAGCGTCTAATTCGCCCGTCAGCGTAACATTGCGGAAACTGGCAATATCCTTGTTGCTATCAACAACCACGGCCTTGTCAGCCGCCACAGTACCGTTGGTGATACCGTCCAGCTTTTCTAGTTCAGCCTCGCTGATGACCGCGCCTGATCCAAGCGTTAGATCGCCACCCACAGTGAGATTGCCTGCCACAGCGGTTGTACTGTCAGCAACTGTGCTGTTGGGCGTGTGTGTGAGGTAACTGACAAAGCTGCCGCTGATCTTGCTGGCCATTGTCAGCGTGCCGCCATCAGCAATGCTAACTTTGTGCTGGTCAGCGTTATCATCGCCCTGGTCTGCCTTTAAGACGATACCGAGCGCTGCGCCCTCTACATTAGCTGCAATTTCCAGACTGTCATTGGTGCTTTCATCATACTGAATTGTGATGTCGCTGTTGGTGCCAAGGACAATGGTCTTGTTGTCAGGCACGGTCAGACCTTCAGCAAACGGTATCGCCGCCGTGCAAGTCTGCGTGCCGTCTTTCAGGATGCAAGTGGACAGGCCGGTAGCCATGCCGTCCAGTTCAGTGTCGAACTTGCTGGCCAGTATTTTGACGCCGTTATCCCGGTCTGTCGTGCAGTCAAATGTGCGTGAAAAAGTGCCGCCTGAAAATGCCATTACAGTGGCCCTCCTGGTGCTATTGTATAATGAGCGCTGATGAAGCTGATTGTCTGAGTGCTGGTTGCGACTTTAATACGCAATGCTGCCGAATATCCTAGTCTGTTGACCGCCTTGCGGCGTTTGGTAATGCCTGCGCCTGTCGTATCAGCCCAGAAAAAATCATCCCAGGTTGCCGTGTCCCAGGCCGCAAGATTGGATTGAAATGTGACTGGCGCAACATCAATCGCAGCCACTGGCGCTTGGTCAACGCCTACGCCAAATGAGAACACAATGTCTGTTTCGCCTTCCAGCATGGGCTGCACGCTAGAGAAACGCTTTATTGATGCTCGATCACCAAAATAGTTGTAGCTGGTAGCCAGATCACCAACAATGTTTTCGCCATTATCAGCATTGCCGCCCACCTTGAAAACTTTACCTGAACTACTGCCAAAATATGTATCGCCATTGAACTGGCCCCAGACATGGGCCGGTATGTCCTCAAAGATGCACCAGGCTCTGATGATCGGGTTGAAAACGTGCTGATTAAACGGATCAACGTCATTGGTTGGATAATTAAATATTACCTTGTCGCCATCCGGGCTTACGAATATCTGCCAGCCTGTCAATGTGCCGGTGGCTTTGACCTGGGCAATCACAGTGCCGCGAATCTTTTCCGATATGGCTGCTGCCTTGTTGCCGACAATATCCTGGCGCACAACTTGAGACAGTGGCAGATAGCCCTCTCTGGTCATAACAATTACATCGCCGCCCAGCTTGGCAATAGCGCGTTTTTCGTTGATTGGCTCTGCAATGCGAAACGTACCCACCAGCGCAAAATCACTGGCAGGGTTTGATCCAGAATAGAGCAACACCTCGCCGCTTGTCATAATAATGCAAAGTAAATCGTCAACGCCCTCACCACCGTCAATGGTCAGGGTGTTGATCATTATGATGTTGCCGCCGAATGTGCCGACCAAGCCGACAGGGAATTTGGTAAAGTTGCCTGTGAATGTGTCCACAGTGGCGCTGTGATAAAAGTTTTGACTTGTGCCGGTCCAGTAATAAACACGGTTCTTATGAGCGTGAACGCCGGTCAGCGTGTTGGCATTGACGCTATCTGACAGTGTAATTGACAAATCAGACGCGCTTGAGCCATCCCATGAGAAAGGCACATTGGCCCCAGACGGCACCACCACAGTCACATTGTTGAACTCAATATGCTCTGCCCGGCCATTCGCCAAGCCAGTTTTCTTGCTTACCGCTGTCCCGCTGTCGATCTGGTAAAATGTACCGTTTGATCCAATCGCCAACAACTGCCGGTTTGCGCCAGCATTATGCTCAATCAGCGTTTCAACATTGCCGGTGCCAACGCCAGTGCAGAATGACGTATAGCCATCGCGCAGCGTTACTTTCTCCACAGTTGGGAAAAAGTTGGACATAATCAGCGCATCCGTTGGCGGCATGGCATCAATGCTGTCACGGCTATTCAGACCGCCCACCGGGGCTGGCACAGAGGCTGCTTTGGCGCGATAGCCCCTAGATGATGGAAGTGCCTGTAACATCAGCCGCCATATCCGCTATCAGGTAAATTGTATGAATATGGATCGACCAGGTACTTCCTGGCGTCATCCATAGTGATAATCGGCGCACCACCTGACCGGCTGATAGCCTGGCGCAGTTCTAACTGGTACTGCCTGAAATCCTCATCATATGCTAGGCCGTGGCTCTGCTTGAAACGCCATGTAACGCCCATTTCTATGAGTGCCTCATCGAGTATGCCAACGTCTGTATCAGCCGCCATAGCGGCCTGTGAGGTGCCGCCACTGGTCTGATTCCAATGGCTTGAGATATATTCAAAGCCTATCGACTCTGTTGCTGTTGGCGTAGGCGTCAAATCAAAGCGCAACGCATTGCTGCTTGGCTTGAGCCTGAAGCGTTCAACAACGCCGCCAGTAGTCGTGCCAAACCTATCAGCCTGGTATTGCTGTGGTGTAATCGGGCCTGCCAACTGGTTCAAATCTGTTCTGTTGTAGGCTGTTCCTGATACAAAGCGGTCAAAGTCTGTCGGCAGCGCATAGTTCTGTGTACCGTTGGCCGTGTTGAAAGTGTGTTCTTTCGACAGTATTGGCCAGTTGGTGGCACGCATAAGCTGCTTGCCCTCACGGTTGATAAACACCAAAAGCTGCCTAGCAATCGGGTCAGTATTGCCGACCACAGTTGAAGGTCGTTCAAACCCAGTGTAGTCAGCTACCGTCTGCGCTATCGTCAACAGGCTCATTGGTTTTCTCTTTTACTGCTTTGAGGGTTTCGGTCGTTACAATTACTTCCTCGACCAGATCGGCCTTTTGCTTGTCGGCTGTGACTTGCAGCTTGGCAATCTTGGCCAGTTCAACGTATGGCTCACCAATATTTCGCAATGTCGTTTCTTCAGCCGCTGCCAAGGCTTCAACTGTCTCAATGTTGTGCAGTTCCAACTCACAGCGGCGCGGCTCTGTCATGCCAGGCAGGCTGGTCAGCGCTTTGCCTTTTGGCCTTTTCTTTTTCGCCTTTTTCTTGTAAGCGGCCCATTCTTCTGGAAAGCGTGCAATATCTTCTGGCCGCACCGGGCCTTCCCAAACATCGCGCATATTGGCAATAGTGATGCGGCAAAAATCTTTTTTCTCGCCGTTAAGTTCGCGTGCAAAAAAACTGCCTTTGACAGACATGGTAGAACTCCCGATTGTTTGAATTAAGTTGGGGGCAAGACCAATGCCCTGCCCCCAGTGTTTTATAGTGGGAACATACAGATAATTTCTTTGTCTGAAATATCCCCGGCAATCGCGCATACGTTGCTTGTAACGTCTGCCGTGACATCGAGCGTACCATCTGCCGCGCCGGTTGGTGTCAACGGATCACCGTCAGCACCAGCGGTCAACGCAATGGTCAAGGTTGCTGCGCCAGTTACCTGGAACCAACCATATTGCCCATCTGTCATTACTGCCTGAATTACACCCGCGCCGATCTCAACGGAATCGGACAGATCGCTAGTAACTTGAAAGTTTTTATAGCCATCTAAAGTGTAATAATAGGCGACCTCACCAGCGACAGCCGCTGCACCAGCAGAACCAGTATCATATTGAAGATACTTGTAAATGCGTGTGCCATTGGTGTCGTCAATGATTGCACCAAGCTGACCCAGTTGGAACTCTGGGGTGTCAGCTACGGATGTGGGGTCAATCCCCATTACTGCTGCAATAGCCATAACAGTTCCCCTTTCCTATGTGTGGATCACGCCCTGGAGAGCGCGGTTTGAACAAGTCAGATTTCCTGACCAGAACATCGTTACCTTCGCCTTGGCTCGTTAGGCCAAAACCGCCTTGCGGCTGCTTATGCTTTCACATAAGTCGAGACTATATCATCACCCTGCATCAGCAGGGGCTGTGCGCTTCGGGTCACTTGACCCTACTCCCTTGCGGGATAGTCGTTGCACCTTCCTCAAATTGAGGCTTGGATCAGGATTGCCCACGCCATGATGCGTTTGGGTATCCCCTGAGTTCACACAGTTCTTCATGTGCAGATTACTCTGCAATGGCCCTAGTGGTATGTATAAGGCGTTACCATAG